TAGAAGAAGACTACAAGGAGGACAAGTGATATGGTGGCTCTTCGTCCTACTACTACCGCTAATGTGGATACCAGGAAGCATATGGATCTACATCTTTGTGATAGCAGCCGTGGTTCGTGGATGCACATCCCCTTTTGTCGGCTAGCCCACGCCCACACTGCTTGGCCTGCAGAGGAAGCGGCTCCAGGAGCTGGAGGGACCATGGGCTCTGGTGCAGCTTCAGTTCTCCTACGCCCACGCCCACGAGGTAAAGATAATGAAAGATGTACAAGAACTAATGAACAGCGTCACCGGCTTCGGCAGCAGAAGTTCCTGCTGTGAAAAAGTTCAAAATTCTTCTTGAATAACAGATGGGATATGATAAGAGTAGGACATTAACAACTAACAAGGAGAAAATAAAATGGGCTTTGACTTATATAGTACAGGCAAACACAAGAACGCAAAGGGCGAATACTTTAGAAACAATGTATGGCATTGGCGAAGATTAGCAGACTTCGTTTGTGACATTACAGGAGTAATTGAGGAAGAAGATAAGAAGTATTGGCAATCAAATGATGGTCACGAAGTTAGTGGCGAGACTGCTATGCAAATAGCCAAACAGTTAAGAGCATTAATCAAAGATGGTACTGTTTCAAAAGCCATTCACGAGACTGAACGAGACACTAAAGAGGCAGAAGAAAATAATAAGTTCGTAGATATCTGTCATAAAATGTTGAGAGATAAAGTTGCTAAAGAAACAGGCAAGAGAGGACTAGCACCGAGAGACTATCCCAAAGAAGATCACAACACTTGGGATTGGATACAAAGCAAATACAATTATGCAAGTTCTTATCCTTTCACAATGGAAAATGTTGAGGAGTTCATTGAGTTCTGTGAAAATTCAAATGGTTTTAGGATATCATAAATAACTAACGCCCACGCCCACGCCCACGCGAAAGCGTGAGGCGTGTGTGTTGAATGGATAACACAAGCTGCACGGGGGCGGGGGAAAAATTCGGAAAGGTCAAGATGATAATGTTGGTAATACTTCTATGTTTGATTGTTCTTATTAAAATAATTATTTAAAAAAAAGTTTGCAATTTTAAAATCTTATCTATATAAGATTAGTTAATATCAATTAACTTTATGAAAGGAATAAATGATATGACTAAAGAAAACAAAGTTGCTAAACTTAATTTTAAGAGAGCAACAAAAGATGAAAAAAAAGCATTACTCAATTATGGTATCTTTAATGAAACCATTAAAGAGTATGACAAACAAAATAAGTTAATTAAACCTACTCATATTGAGTTGTTTAAAAGACTTAAAACAAATCTTATTATCTTAAATAATATGGATAATGGATATGAGGGCTTTGCTCAATACATCAGACGCAATCTACAGAGGTTTGATGTATCAAAGTTTAAAGAGGAAAACCCAAAACTTTATACTCAATACTTAGTTCCAATGGAAACTAATGAGATTAAAGTTAAGTACAATTTAATAGGGAGTACTAACAATGAGTAATCTTATTAAATTCGTTTCTAACCTAGCAAAACAAAAACCTAACAATGAGGTTGAACAAGCAAGTACTAACTCTGTTGATACAGGATTGAATTATCAATTTATGTATAAACAGTTAGAGAGTGCGGTTGAGGAGATCATTATCCAATACCCTAACGACCCTATTGTTAATGAGTTAAAGGGTAAGTTAGTTCGTAATCTAAGACCTATCTTAGAATTAATACAGAACGACCCTGATAATAATTTCAATCAATAACTAATAAACCCTAGCCGATACACTCGGCTAGGGCATCACCAACCTAGCTGGCTACCAGCTCAGTTCCTTCAGTCTCGTTCCCTGCCGATCCATAGAGGTACCAAATCTAGTATGAACATATAAATAAATCACAACATGTGGTTGCCACGTGCAACGTCAGATTGTATCTAAGGACGCGGGCTTTAGGATAAGTCGCATAGGTGTATAGAAAAAATATATCTTATGGCTTATATTAAAAGGGGACCCAATGGAAAAAGATTTATTAACAACCGATCAGTTAAGATTAGCTGTAGAGAAAAAATTAATTGAGCATATAAAGTTGTGCCAGGATAATTTTATATATTTTGTAAAAAACGTATGGCCTGATTTTATTTGTAGATTAGATAGGGATCCTAAAAAGTGGGGCCACCATCAACATATTGCATCAGAATTTACAAAAATTTCTACACAGAAAAAAGGGAGGCTCATTATCAATATGCCTCCACGACATACTAAATCAGAATTTGCTTCTTATTTATTTCCTGCTTGGATGATAGGGAAGTATCCTAATTTAAAAATTATGCAAGTTTCTCACAACGCAGAACTTTCATCTAGATTTGGTTCTAAGGTTCGTAACTTAATGGAACAGAAGGAGTATAAACAAATATTCGGAGATGTTAAACTAAGAGAAGATAGTAAGGCTAAAGGACGATGGGAGACCAATCATGGTGGGGAATACTATGCAGCGGGGGTTGGCGGTTCTATCACAGGACGAGGGGCGGACTTACTTATTATCGATGATCCACATACTGAACAAGATGCTTTATCTGAATCAGCTATGGAACGTGCATATGATTGGTATGTATCAGGACCGAGACAGCGTTTACAACCGGGAGGATCAATCGTTGTTGTTATGACACGATGGGCAGAAGATGATCTTACAGGAAGATTAATTAAGGCTCAAAAAGAAATCAAAGCTGACAAATGGAATTTAATTTCATTCCCTGCAATCTTACCATCAGGTAAACCTGTATGGCCTGAGTATTGGGAACTAGAAGAATTAGAAAAAGTAAAAGCATCGTTACCTATTAGAAACTGGTCTGCACAATATATGCAGGAACCAACTTCAGAAGAAGGTGCAATCTTAAAAAGAGAATGGTGGTTACCTTGGGAAAAACCAACTATGCCAAAATTAAAACATGTCATTCAATCTTATGATACTGCGTTCAGTGCAAAAGAGACTGCAGACTATTCTGCTATTACAACTTGGGGTGTCTTCTTTCCAAAAGAAGATGGTAAACCTGCATTAATATTATTAGATGCGTTAAGAGGTAAATATGATTTTCCAGAACTAAAAGCTATTGCAATGGAACAATTTAAATATTGGGAACCTGAATCAGTAATCATTGAGGCTAAAGCATCTGGAGAACCCTTAATGCAAGAGTTTAGAAGAATGGGAATACCTGTAATTCCTTTTGTTCCTACAAGGGGAAAAGATAAACATTCTAGGGTAAACGCCTGTGCACCAGTATTTGAAAGTGGTGGTATTTTCTATCCAAAAGACGAGAAGTTTGCAGAGGAAGTTATTGAGGAATGTGCAGCCTTTCCACACGGTGCTCACGATGACTATGTCGACAGTACCACACAAGCTGTGCTAAGATACCGACAAGGAAACTTCATAGATCTAATAGATGACTATGAAGAAGAATTATATAAGGTACCAAAGGAGTATAGATATTATGGCTGATAAAGATATTAAAGATTATATGGAAAGAAGAACAAAGTTAGCAGGACTAACGTCTGTTAACTTTAGCTCGGCATTAAAAGATATGCCAAAACCAAAACCATCAAAAATTTCAGATGTTGCTAAAAAGATTTTTAAAAAATCACCTGTCGGAAAAGTTATTGATACAGGCACTAAAATTGGTTTAGGTGTTGCAGCAGGTTATGAGTACGCTAAATCAAAATTTAAAGACAAAGACAAAAACAAAGAAGAAAAAGTAGATAAAAAAGCTACAGGCGGAATGGCTGAATATATTAAGGACTTACTATAATGGGTAAATAATGGATAAGAAGAGAGCTAAAATTAAAAAAGAAGAATATCTTAGAAAGCTTAATGATGCTACTAAAGATCTTCCTATGTCTAAAGAAGGCTCACCTGAAGTACAAGAATTATCTTGTGGCGGAATGGGTAAAGCAGTGAAGGGCGGAAAATTTATCGGAGTTAAGTAATGTCCGATAAAAAATCTAAATTTAAAATAGAACCTAATATAAATATTTCTAAAGGTTCTTTTAATCCTAATCCTAAAGTTAAAGTCGAAACAGAAAATAGATATTATGGTGTTAAAGGTGAATATAACATCATTGATACTGATACAACTAATTTAAAAATTACTGGAAACGTAGGCAAAGGTTCAGGTAGAGCTGATGTTACACATCCTTTTGGTAAAGATACTTTTAAAGGAGAAGGATCTTTGGATAAACAATTTGAAATTAAATTTACAAAAAAGTTTTCTAAAGGTGGAACTGTAAAAGATTACATAAAGGATTTATTATAATGGCTGGGCTAGAAGGACTTAAGAACGTAGTCAAAGAAAGATTAGAAGATGAACCAACATCTTCTGTACCTACTTCAGAATACTCAGAGAAATATGAACCGAGCGCCTTGAAGGGTGTAGCGGGATTAGCGTTAGCTGGTGCGGGAGCCGTGGCTCTTAGGACACCTTTCGGTAGAGCCATAAATAAATTATCAAAACTAGCAACACCCAAGACACCCGTATCACGGATCACGGAACCTGTTGATGCAGTTGATGAGTTACTAACTATAACTCCAACTAAGGTGGATAGAGGTCGTTCGATGACTCAAGCACAAATACCTATTCAAGAACAGATCAGACAAGAAGCGATCGCTAAGTCTAACGAATTAAAAAAGATGGCTTATGCAAATCCATTATCACGAGGTGGTAAAACTAATCGTATCGGATCTTCGCTTTGGGATTACATTGCAAGACATCCTGTAGCAGGTGCAAGAAAAGCAACAGAATGGATTAACGACTTTAAAGGAACAGGTCCTGCAAGTTTCAGTACAAAGAATCCAGAATTTAAAAACATATCTCAAGCGGTAAAGAGAGATGAGTTATGGGATTCTAATTTAGTTCAGTTTGATAAAAATGGTAATATCGTAGGTGGTTTTTTAAAGGTTGCTGCTGAGAAAGATATTCCATTAACTAAAATGGATTTATTATACATCGTAGAAAAGTCTCCTGTTAACAATTTAAAAACAAGATTACTTTCTACTAATGTTAAATTAGTAGATGAAGCAGAAGATATTACGAACAGTGTAGTTAATAGTTTAGATGATCTAAGAGGTAGAATTTTAGCTAACCCAGAAACAATGATTGCAGGTAATACTAATAGAGCACAAAAGTTTTCAGATTTATTAAAACAAATAGAATATACTAAAAAAGATGCAAGGAACATTAGTGCAAGAATGACTAACAAGTACAGAGTTAATACAGGAGATAGTTATGATGAGTTTTCACAATCTCCATATAAAAAAGTAATTGATGATTATGAAGGTATTGTAAACAATGCTAGAGAGTTAGATTTAGCTATTGATGCTAATGCAGTAACCGCAGTAACAGCTACAGGTCGAGCAAAAGATTTAGATTTATTTAGAAAACTACAATTACAAAATAGTCAAAAGATGATGCCTAAGTATGGAAACTATGGAGAGTATAGAATCAAAGGTGGTGATGAATATTTTGAAACTGTTACTTACTATCCTAAAGATTTACCACTAGGACAAAAACTTCCATCAGGTTTTAATAGTCACTACAGTGGAATACCTAATCAAGTTTATCACGTTAGAGGTAATGTAAGAAAAACAGCTGATAATAAAAAAGTTATGATGATTGATGAAATACAATCTGACTACAATCAAGCATTACGAAACGAAGATCCTTTAAGACAAAAAGTTAAAAATGCATTTGGTTCTGAAATAGAATTTTTTTCTGCAAATAGAAAAATAGAAAAGATCGTTGATGAAATGAAAAGCATTGCTGTTAAAGGTATTAAGATGACAAAAGAAGATGCAATCAGATTTAATAAATTAAAAGGAGACTTCAATGAAATAAAAACAAACTCTTTGAATATGGCTAACATTACAGGTAAACAAGCAAAAGATGGAATTCCTTTTCTACCTTTATATGGAAAAGAAAACTGGGGTAGTCACGCTTTAAAAAATACAATTAAGAATGCAGCTGAAAGAGGAGATGTTGAATGGGTTGCTATTTCACCTGTTGAAAGATTACATCACGCAAAAAGAGAAAGATATTTAGGAGACATAGAATTTTATGGTAATAGATTTGGTAAAGCAGGGTTCGATAACTATTCTGTAAGAAGTAAGAAAGCAGATAAAATGGTTAAGACAGATCCAAAAAAAGTTGCAACCTTACCTGCAGAGATGAATCGATTAGCAAGAGAATATAATTCAGAAGTTAAAACAATTAGAGTTGCTAAATCAGATCCAGATAAGCCTTATAAAATTGTTAAAGGAGTAGAAGCTGATAAAAAATTTAAGTTAGATAAAGATTCAGCAGGTACTGAACACGAAGCTGCCTTTAGAACAAAGGAAGAAGCTTTAGCTTATGCTGATCGATTTGGAAGAGCTGATTCTGTTGAAATGATTCTTAGAGAAGATCCTAGATTATATATGGATGTTTACGCTATCAAAATTTCACCTGATATGATTAATAAACCTTTCAAAGCTTACCAAGAAGGCGGTCTAGTCGTAAATATATTTGCATGATATTATAATTCTGTTATAACAAAAAGGAGATATATATCATGGCAAGCAAAAAATTAAAACAAGCCTTAATGGCAGGATTAGCTGGAGCTGCTTTAGCTGGATCAGCTAAAATGAAAGGCCAAGCTTTAAAAAAAGGAATTGGATCAGACGCTGTAGCAAGTGGCATAAAAGAAAAAACAGGTGTGCTTTCTAGAGTTGATGACTTTTTGAAAAAAAAGGGTATGGAAACTGATCAACCTATGTTCGGTCTTAGCGCAATGGATGGTGCTAAAACAGGTAAGATGATCAAAGCTAAAAATGGCGTAATGGCTAGAGGCTGTAAGTTAGGAAGAAATAAAAGAACTATCATCACATAACAATGGCTGAAGTAGAAAAACAAAATGAACTTCCTGAGACTGAAGAAGAAGTTGAAGAAGTTGATGTAGAGCTTGAAGGTGCCGAGGAAGAAGTTCCTCAACAAGAAGAACCTGAAGAAGACTTTTACAGAAACTTAGCAGATGAAATGGACGAGAGAACTCTCGGACGTATTGCTCAAGAACTTATTTCAGATTTTAAGAAAGACAAAGTTTCAAGAGGGGATTGGGAACAAGCTTACACACAAGGTTTGGACTTACTTGGTTTCAAGTATGTAAACAATACAAGACCATTCCAAGGTGCGAGTGGTGTTACCCATCCTCTTCTTTCAGAAGCAGTTACACAATTTCAAGCACAAGCATACAAAGAATTACTACCAAGTGACGGACCTGTAAGAACTCAAATTATAGGTGCTGATACTACTGAGGTTTCACAACAAGCTGAACGAGTTCAAGATTTTATGAACTATATGTTGATGGAACAAATGGAAGAGTACACACCAGATACAGACCAACTATTATTTTATTTACCATTAGCAGGATCTGCATTTAAAAAAATTTATTATGATGAAATTAAACAACGAGCAGTTGCTAAATTTGTACCTGCTGAAGATTTAGTTGTTCCATATTATGCAACAGATTTAAAAGATTGTGAAAGAATTACACACATTGTTAAGATGTCAGAGAACGATGTACTTAAACAACAAAAAGCAGGATTCTATAGAGATGTAGAATTGTTACCTAAACAACCTGAAAGAAGTCCAATACAAGATAAGTTGAACGAATTAGAAGGTGTAAAACCTGCTGGAGAAAAAGAATATCAATATAATATTTTAGAAATGCATATCGATTTGAATTTAAATGAATTTCAAGAAGAAAATGCAGAGAAAGAAGTTAAATTACCTTACATCGTATCGATTGATGAAGGTTCAGGAGAAGTTTTATCTATTTATAGAAACTATAATCAAGATGATGACACTTATTCTAGAAAAGAATACTTCGTACATTATAAATTTTTACCTGGTTTAGGCTTTTATGGCTTTGGTTTGATACATATGATAGGTGGATTATCTAGATCTGCTACTCAAGCGTTAAGACAATTGCTTGATGCAGGTACTTTAGCTAACTTACCTGCTGGATTTAAGTCTAGAGGTATTAGAATTAGAGATGATGACCAACCTTTTCAACCTGGAGAGTTCAGAGATGTTGATGCTCCCGGTGGAAATATCAGAGATCAGTTCCAAATTTTACCTTTTAAAGAGCCAAGTGCTACTTTATTTCAACTTTTAGGTTTCGTAGTACAAGCAGGACAGCGTTTTGCAGCTATTGCGGATATGCAAATGGGTGAAGATGCTCAAAATAGAGCTGTTGGAACAACAATTGCTCTCTTGGAGCGTGGTTCAAGGGTTATGAGTGCTATTCATAAACGATGTTACTATGCAATGAAGCAAGAATTTAGACTTTTAGCAAAAGTTTTTGCTGATTATCTACCTCCAGTGTATCCATATGCAGTAACTAATGCAGATAGATTCGTAAAATTACAAGATTTTGATGATAGAGTTGATGTTATTCCTGTTGCAGACCCAAATATCTTCTCAATGGCACAAAGAGTGACTCTAGCAAACGAAAATTTAAAAATTGCAGCTTCAAATCCACAAATGCACAACATTAGAGAAGCTTATAGAAGAGTTTATGAAGCTTTAGGTACAAAAAATATTGATGCATTACTAAAACCAGAAATAATGCCTCAACCTGAAGATCCTGCAACTGAAAATGCTAAATCATTACAGATGCAGATGTTAAAAGCGTTCCCTGAACAAGATCACGATGCACATATTATGGCTCATAGAGCATTTATGGCAACAAGAATGGTTCAAATCAATCCAATGGTATACGCATTACTACAAGGACACATATCAGATCACATTGCATTAAAAGCTCACGGAGAAATTGGAGATTTAGTACAAAATACACCTGAATTACAGATGCAAGCACAAGCAGATCCACAAGGATTTAAAGTTTTATTTGATTCTATGGTTGCCAAAAAGGTTGCAGAGATAACTATGATGTTAGCTCAAGAAGAAGCAGGTGGTCAAAAAGAAGATCCATTAGTTGCATTGAAACAAAGAGAATTAGATTTAAAAGCTATGGATATGCAAAGAAAGGCTATGGAAACTCAACAAGACATAGAAAGAAAAGCTATGGAGTTTGAAGATCGTATAGACCTTGATAAAATGAAATTAGAATCTGCGGAAGATCAAGCTGCAGAACGAATTAGAATTGCGGAAGAGAAAATGGATATGAACGAAAGAATACAAAGGGAGAGATCTAATGCCGCTAAACGACAAAGGTAAAAAAATTTTAGCTTCGATGGAGAAGCAGTATGGAAAGAAAAAAGGTAAAACTGTTTTCTATGCTATGGAAAATTCTGGAAAGTTAAAAGGAATTAAAAAAGCATACTCAGGAGATTTTATGAGTGCTGCTACATCTAGTAGTATGTATGAATCAGGTAAGGCAGCAGCTGATGCTTTTCAATCTTCTTATCAAGGTAGTGATGGTGGTAGTAATCAGCAAACTACAGGATCTAAAACAACAACTACAAAAGATTCAGGTAGTGGTGGTTCTAATTTAGTTAATATCGGTAAAGCTATACTAACTCAAGGTGTAGCTAAATTATTTGATTTACCAACAATGGGAATAACACTTGCTTCAAAAGCTATTAAACCCGTTCAACAAGCTCTTACACCTAAAACTGTAAAGGATACAGCTAATGCTAGACTTAGCGGTTCTTTTACAACAAAATATGATTATAAACCAACAGCACCTAATATAACTGGAGGAGATAATACTCCTACACAACTATGTCCTGATGGAACAACACCTCCTTGTAAAACACCAGGAACACAAATTAAAAATCCTGTATCAACACCTAATCCATTCTTATCTGGTTTTAAAGCTTATGATGATGGTGGAGAAGTTGTGATATCATCTAACGTAGATAAAAGTTTATTATGATAAATAAAAAATTAACAAAAACAATTCCTCCAAAAAAAGGACCTAACTCACAAGTTCCACCAATTAAAATGAGTTGTGGTGGGATGCATAAAAATGATGGTGGTATGGGATGTGGTTGTGATTCTTGTATGAGTGAAGGTGCAAGAGGAACAAAACGTATTCAAGTTAAAGGTTTTAACTTTCAAGGAGTTAAATAATGTTTACTTGGTTAAAAAGATTATTTAAACCTAAACCATTTGAGCCTGTAATCTTTGAAAAGAAATATTGCAATAGACACGAACAATTTAAAAAAGGTTGTTCAGAATGTAGAAAATTAAATGGCTAGTGATACAGCAAAAAACGTATTAGCAAATAGACCTGAACAGTGGGATGATTTTGATAAATTGTTTAATGATTTTAGAGTAACTATGTCTTATGATTCTGCAGTAAGTGCTGCATTAAGAGATTTAAGAGATAAAGATAAAACTAGTAAAAAACTAGGTGGTGTAATCATAAAAAAAGGTGGCGGATATATAAAAGATTTGTTATAAATCTTTTTATGTTCGATCAATTATCTAAAAAAGAACAAATAATTTATTTAGCTGGTTTATTTGAGGGTGAGGGTTGGTTCGGAGCTTACAAAAGAGGTCATAATACACCTGATGCTGTTATTGAGGTTACTATGTCTGATTTAGATATGGTACAAAGATTTCAAAGATATCTTAATTTAAATTCAAATATAGCTAAAAGAAAATTATATCCTAATAGAAAACAAACATGGAAGTTTTGGCTTAAGGGTTATCGTGCTTTACACCTTATGGAGGAAATGCTACCCTATTTAAGTATAAGGAGAAAAGAACAATACTATGCCGTGGTTCAATCTATTGGGAATGGCCCTAAAAACTGGAGCCCACCTGTACTCGAACAAACAAAAGACGAAACAAGCAATGTCTGATGCTGCATTAAGAAATGCAGAAATGCAGGCTCGTGGAGAATTGGAATACAACGGTAAATTATTAGAAGCAAGACAATCGGACTGGAAAGACGAATTCATTTTGCTTTTGTTATCGGCTCCGATCGTATTGTTAGCATGGGCAGTTTTTTCGGATGATCCAACTGCGATGGACAAAATGAAACTTTTCTTTGAATACTTTTCTCAACTGCCATTTTGGTATCAGACTATTTTCGTGGGAGTAATCGCGAGCGTGTACGGACTTAAAGCTACTGATTTAATCAAACGTAAGTAGTTGCATTTAAAATCCAAAGTGTTATAAGAACTTATGATTAGAGGAGACAGCTCGGATTATGAATTACTTAATAAATGGACTAAAGGATTTGATTGCCAAGGTTATAAATCTTGTGAGATTGGAGTTCGTGAGGGACTTGGGTCTAAGATTATCATGGATAATGTTATCAATAATTATATTCATGTGGGCGTTGATCCTTATGGTAATTTAAAATACCAACATTATGATACTACAGGTGCGTATACCTGTGATTATACTGATCAAATGCGAGATACACTGTTAAACGATTTCTATCGATATAGAAATGCTGGTAAGTTTGTATTATGCAATATGACAGATACTAAATTTATGAACGATTCAGAACATAGATTTTCACAGTTTGCATTTGTTCATTTTGATGGTCCTCATATGACTAAAGATGTTATAACTGAAGCAGTTTGGTTTGCTAATAGAACTGCACCTATTACAAGATTTGTATTTGATGATTATACTAAATATGAAATGCCTTTAATTGAAACTATATTAAAAAAATACGGTTTTAATTTAGCTGAACAAGGAAAAAATAAAATTTTATTAGAAAAAAATGAATCTTGATTTAGATACGTTACAAAGTATCAAACATTTCATTAATAAAAGAATTACCCAAATCAAAGAGGATTTGGTGTACCATGTAGACACAATTGACAGACTATCGTATTCTAGAGGGAAACTCAGCGCTTTAGAAACGCTGCTTCAGGATCTTAAAGACCTGCAGAGAAACGAGGAGAATGTCGATGACGATAATAACACCTGATTCCACTTTAGTTGGAGTCAATAAAATAAACAATGGTGTCGCGCCTGATTCAAAAGAATCACCGATACCTACTGATCCAGCAGGGATCGAAAAATATCTTTCAGTAATACCAAAACCAGTTGGTTATAGACTTTTAGTTAGACCTTATGCAGGTCCTAAAAAAACTAAAGGTGGAATTCTTTTAACTGATAACGCAAGTGAAACCATTCAAATGACAACCGTTGTAGGTTTAGTCGTTGAGATGGGTGATCTTTGTTATCAAGATAAAGAAAAATTTCCAAAAGGTCCTTGGTGTAAGAAAGGACAATTTGTAATCTACGGTAGATATGCCGGTTCTAGATTCAAAACAAAATATGGTGAACACCGTATTTTGAACGATGATGAAATCATCGCAACAATAGATAAACCAGAAGATATTCTGCATTTATATTAAGGAGGAAACATCAAATGGCTGATGCACAAGAACAAGCTAAGATACAACCTGAAGTTGAACTTGATTTAGACGATGTTAAAGAAACAGAAGTTAAAGTTGAAGAACAACAAAAGGAAGAATCTAAAGAAGCCAACTTAAATGTTGGTGAAGTAGACTTAGGTTATACAGATCACGACAAGGAGCAACCAAAAGAAGAAGTTGCTGTTGAAGAGATCGAAGAACCTAAACAACAAACACAACCTACAGAAGATCCAGATGATTTAACTAAGGTATCTGAATCTGTAAGGAAGAGAATAGACAAACTAACAAGAAAATACAGAGAAGCTGAAAGAAGAGAAAAAGCTGCTTTGGATTTTGCAAAAGGTTTACAGAAAAAGTATGACGATTCTGTAAATAAATATGATTCTGCAGATGAAAAATATCTAAAAGAATTTGACGCTAGAGTTGATTCTCAAAGAGAACAGGTAAAAAGAAAACTCAAAGAAGCTATTGAAAATAATGATGCTGAAAAAATTATGGAAGCTAACGATGAGTTAACTAGACTATCTGTTGAAAAAGAAAAAGCTAGAATTAAAATGGCTGATAGAGAAGCTAGACTTAAACAGTTAGAAGAGCAGAAAAATAGCGTTAAAGAAGAGCCAAAATATACTCAACAAGACGTAGTACCAACTGAGCCAAGTAAAAAAGCTCAAGATTGGGCTTCTAAAAACACTTGGTTTGGTAATGATAAAATTATGACAAACGCAGCAATGACTGTGCACGAAGATCTAGTGGGCATGGGAGTTGATGTAGAGAGTGAGGAGTATTATAATGAGATTGATAAACGTATGAAGGAAAATTTTCCTCACCGTTTTCAATCTGAGCAACGAAGACCCGTCCAAAAAGTTGCTAGTGCTGGCAGAAGTCAGCAGGGACGTAGATCTGTGAGACTCACCAAATCACAGGTGGCTATTGCCAAAAAATTAGGGGTGCCACTAGAAGAATACGCTAAATACGTGAAGGAGGTACAATAAGTATGAGCGATAATATAAAAAGAACTTCACGCGCGTCAGAAGAAGTAAAAGAGGTTAGAAATAAACCTTGGACGCCACCATCATCTCTGGATGCACCACCTGCGCCAGACGGTTATGTCCATAGATGGATAAGAACCGAGAGTATGGGTTTTCAGGATACGGCAAACGTATCTAAGAAAATGAGAGAAGGTTGGGAATTTGTGAGAGCCGAAGAGATTAAAAATCAATTAGGTGATCACTCTTATCCAGTCATAGCTCAGGGAACTTACGCAGGTTTGATCGGGGTTGCTGGCCTTGTGTTGGGAAGGATACCTGAAGAAATTGTTAAAAGCCGTGCTGAGTATTTTAAAAGAATTACTCAAGATAGAGTAGACGCGGTGGACAACGATGTCATGAAGGAACAACGACCGGAGATGCCTATTAATATTAGTAGACAATCTCGCGTAACTTTTGGTGGAGGAAACAAATCCTAATGATTTGGTAAAATTCACACCGAAGTAAGTTAATAAAAATATATAGGAGAAAAACAATATGGCTAATGTAGTCGAAAAATATGGTCTAAGACCAGTAAGAAAACTAGATGGCTCTCCGTTTATTAACGCACAAAACAGATACAGAATCGCAGCCAATTATGGCACACCGATTTACCAAGGTGACTTGGTAATCCCTGTTACAGGTGGTGGAATCGAAAGAGCAGTTGCGAATACCTCTGAAATGGTTGTGGGCGTTTTTAATGGAGTGTTTTACACAGATCCTACTACTCAGAAACCAACTTGGAAAAACTATTATCCAGGTACAGTTAATGCTAGTGACATTGTTGCTACCGTTATCGATGACCCAAATGTAGTTTATTCAATTGATTCTGATGGAGCATTTGCTGTAGCAGACATCTTTAAAAACTTTGCAATAACAAACGCCGGCGGTAACGCTTTAACAGGTATATCTCAAGTTCAATTGGACTACAGTGTATCTGGTTTAACAACAAGCGGAACTGTCCTTCAAGCAGTTGATATTTCGCAAGATACGCAAAATAGCACTGCTGGAAGCGTGAATGTGGATGTGTTAGTTAGAATTAACAAACACTTCTATAGTCAAGGCACAGGTATATAGAATAGGAGAATAAAATATGGCTATATCACGATCACAACTAGTTAAAGAACTAGAGCCAGGATTGAATGCACTATTCGGCCTGGAATACAACAGATACGACAACGAGCATGCAGAGATCTTCATGGCTGAAGCTTCAGACAGAGCGTTTGAAGAAGAAGTTATGTTATCTGGCTTTGGCACAGCAGCAACTAAAGCTGAAGGTGCTATGGTCACTTTTGACCAAGCTTCTGAAGTATATACTTCAAGATACACTCACAATACTGTGGCGTTAGCATTTGCTATCACAGAAGAGGCAATTGAAGATAACTTATACGACAGATTAGCAGGCAGATACACAAGAGCTCTTGCAAGATCAATGGCGCAATCTAAACAAATCACAGCAGCTAACATTTTGAACAACGGTTTTGATACTGGTGGTTCATACAATGGTGGTGACGGTAAAGCACTTATGACTACTGATCACCCTTTAGCGAACGGTGGAACATTCAGAAATGAATTATCTACTGCTTCTGATTTGTCAGAAACATCGTTAGAACAAGCGTTAATAGACATCGCAGCGTTCGTAGACGAAAGAGGATTAAAGATCGCTCTACAAGGTAGAAAATTGATTATTCCAAAAGAATTACAATTTACTGCTGAGAGAATCATGAAATCACCTTTATCTACAACACCAGGTGGTTCATCAGCGTTTGCTAAAAACGACATCAACGCAATGATGAATATGGGAATGATTCCTGAAGGTTATAGAGTTAACCACTTCTTAACTGACACGGATGCATTCTTCATCTTGACTGATGCGCCTAATGGTTTGAAACACTTTGTAAGATCGCCAATTAAAACAGCGATTGAAGGTGATTTCGACACTGGAAACGTAAGATTTAAAGCTAGAGAAAGATACAGCTTC